TTGAAGTTGATATTGCAGCATAATAGGATTATAATACAAATATGGCATCTACATTTTCGACAGATTTAAAACTTGAACTAATGGCCACTGGTGAAAACGCTGGTACATGGGGAACAAAAACAAATACAAATTTAAATTTAGTACAACAAGCAATTGCAGGATTTGAATCAATAAGTGTAACGACTACATCTATTGGTTTAACTATGGATGATGGTTCTATTTCACAAGCTAGAAACATGGTTTTAGCTTTTGGTGGATCTTTAACAGGAGCAACAAATGTAACTGTTCCTAACTCAATCGAAAAAATGTATATTCTTGATGACAGAACTACACACAACACAAGCACAATAACTTTTAAAACTGCAAGTGGTACCGGCTTTGCAATGTCTGAGGGTAAAAAACATATAGCATATTCAGACGGAACAAATATAAATAGAATTGATTTAACAACTTTAGGTGGAGAAATAGCCTCAGCATCAATTGCTGATAATGCAATAACAACCGCAAAAATTTCTGATAATCAGATAGTAACAGCTAAAATTTCTGATAACCAAATTACGACAGTAAAAATTTCGGATAATCAAATTACGACTGCCAAAATTGTTAACAATGCAGTAGACTCAGATAAATTAGCAAGAAAATTTACAATTACAACTAACGTTACTCCAGCAGGAGGATCTGACGGAGATCTTTGGTTCGTATATTCATAGGAGTTTAAATGGCTGAGACTTATGTAAGAAACTCCAGTGCTTTTCAACAAACTAATCAAATATTTGCTAATGTAAGTGGTACGTATCAAGAAGTTAACGAAGCTTATGCAAATGTAAGTGGAACTTATAAATTAGTTTTTACGGCTTTCGAAGCTACATCATTTATTACAGTCTCATCTGGATCTGGCACATTTGCTGTACCAAGTAATGCAAACGCAATTCACATTCAAGCAGCAGTCGGAGGAGGTGGTGGTGCTGTTAGTGGAGCTGATTATGATAAAGCAGGTGGAGAATCAGCAGGACCTGGTGGAGGTTCAGGAGCTTACGTTTCTGATAAAATATTTTCTGTAACAGGTGGTGAAACAATGTCATTTTCTGTAGGCTCTGGTGGGTCGGCAGGTGGAGGATCAAAATTTAATACGTCTGCAAGCAGTGGTTCTTCTACAACTTTATCAGGATCTTCGGCAGGATCATTATTTACTTTAACAGGAGGTGGTGGATCTAGTGGTACAGGCGGAGGTGTACAGGGACCATTAAGAAATAACACAGCAGGATCTCCTGGCTCTGCAACAGTAAGCTCAAGTGTAAGCACAGGCACATTTAGAGATTCTGATGGTGTAACTAAAAATGTTAGTGCAAATACATCTGGTCCTGCAGGAACTTTTAATGATAGTGGTAATGGTGCATCAGGAAGTTTATCAGGTTCAGGAAATTGCGGAGGAGACAACTGTAGAATAAGTGGTTTTTCTGGAGGAAATTCTTATGATGGAGGAATAGGTGGAGGTGCGGGAGGTTCTTCATCTGGAGGAGGCACTAACGGAGGTCAAGGTGTAAGAGGATCTGGTGGTGGTGGAGGTGCTGCTCAGGTAAGTGGTGGATCTACTAGCGGTGGTTCTGGTGGTAATGGAGAAATAGTTTATAGATTTTTAAAAATCTTGTAGTGCTTATAGAACCACAAAAAGTAATATTTCATACACTGCTACAAAAAGTTAAATTAAATTTAATTAAACCAAGGCAATTTAAATTAAATATTGAACTTATAAATCAACTAAAAATTGATATAAAAGAAAAAGGTTTATTGTGCCCATTGGTGATACACCACAACAAAACACTTTTAGATGGACATCATAGATATGAAGCTATAAAAGACTATTGCACTGAAACATTTGTTTACATTGTAAAAGATAAAGATATGGAAAACTTATTATCTAAAGTAAATAGTTATATTTGGTTTGATACCAAAGGCACATTAAATGACTAACATATCTAAGTGGTTTGGATATCCTATTTATATTTCCCAAATACAAAACTTTGAAAAATTAAATAAAAAAATACTACCGGTGCTTGAACTTGTTACTGCAACAAATTCTCAATATGCACGGACAACGGACATAAAAGCAAAAGACTTACAATCTATTGATGACAATTTACATTTAGATCCTAGATTTAAATTATTATATGATGAAATTGCTCAAGCATTAATTGCTGCAATTCATGGTTTACATTATGATCTAGAGTTATTTGAATTATATATTACAAAATCATGGGCTACTTACTCTACCAAAGATCAATTTATTTCATACCATAGACACATGACCAGTCACTTTAGTTTTGTATATTATGTAAAAGCAGAGGACCAAGGTAATCTTTTTTTTATAGATGATGAAGCACATAAAGTTGGTTTAAACATACCAAAAAGAGATCCTTATTTTAAAAAATGGGATGAGATTAATTTTGCAAAAGCGGAATACCCAGCAAAAACTGGTAATATTGTAATTTTTCCATCTATGCTTTTTCACGAAACGGGCATTAATAAAAAAGAAGAACCACGTATATCTATATCGGGAGATGTCTTATTAACCATGAGAAAAGGTTATAAATCTGAGCATAACATGCCATCACCAACGACTTGGAAGAAGCTTTAACATGGTGTAAAATACGGTATGCCTCTTACAAATGTAAAATTACTACCAGGTTTTGATAAAACAGATACACCTTCAGGAGCTGAAGGTAGATGGATTGATGGTGATTTTGTTAGATTTAGATATGCACAACCAGAAAAAATTGGTGGCTTTGCTGCTATAGGACAAAAGACTATTTCAGGTCCTGCACGTGCTCAACATACTTGGACAGATTTACAAGGCAGAAAATATGCTGCTATAGGCACATCTAAAGTTTTATTAATATATTATGAAGATGCTTTTTATGATGTTACTCCACTTGATACAGGATTGACTGGTGCTACATTTACATCTGTAAATGGTCAACCGACTGTCACAGTCAATAAAACTGCACACGGATTAGTTTCTGGTGATTACTTTTTATTTGAATCAGTTACCTTACCCGGAGGTGGTGCAACAAGTTTTACAACGGCAAATTTTACTGATCAGTCATTTGAAGTGATTACAGCTGCTGCAGATACTTTTACAATTACTATGGCATCTAATGAAACAGGAACAGGTATGACTGCCGCTGGTTCTGCAACAATTAGAGCTTATGTAGAAATAGGACCAACTATTCAAACATATGGTTATGGTTGGGGTACAGGAACATGGGGTGGAAATGTTTCAGGTGCATTGACGAATACTCTTAACGGACTTTTACAAAACAATACTGCTGGTACAGGTGGATCTGGAACTAGCATTACACTTAATAGCGCAACAGGTTTTTCTGGAACTGGTGGAACTATATTGGTAGATCAAGAAATAATTACATACACAGGTGTTAGTTCAAATGATCTAACAGGTATTACAAGAGGTGCTCAAGGAACATCAACTGCTGCTCATAGCAGTGGTGCAACAGTTACTGAGATAACTAATTTCATAGGTTGGGGACAACAAACTACAACTTCTTCAGTAATACTAGATCCAGGTAACTGGTCTCTTGATAATTTTGGTGCAATACTGACTGCAACAATAAGAAATGGAAAAACATTTACTTGGGATCCAAGAGTAAGTAATCCTTTAAATAACAGATGCGCAGAAATGGCAAGTGCTCCAACAAAATCTGTTTCAACTATTGTATCTGATCGAGATAGACATTTTATACATTTTGGAACTGAAACAACCATAGGTGATAATACAACACAAGATCCAATGTTTATTAGATTTAGTGATCAAGAAAATTTTAATTTGTATGCTCCTACATCGACTAATACTGCTGGAACATTTAGACTGGACACTGGAAACACAATCGTTGCAGCTGTAAATGGTAAAGACTATGTTTTAATTTTGACTGATCAAGCAGCCTATACAATGCAATTTGTTGGCCCACCGTTTACTTTTTCTATAAGACAAGTTGGTACTAACTGTGGATGTATAGGTCCTCATGCAGCTGTCTATGCAGATGGTAAAGTATTTTGGATGGGTAACTCTGGGGGCTTTTTTGTGTTTGATGGTACTGTAAAATTACTCCCTTCATTAGTAGAAGATTTTGTATTTACAACTGATGGAGATAATCTTGGTATAAATTATGCATCTAACCAAATTGTATTTGGTGCACATAACTCTTTATATAATGAAATATTATGGTTTTATCCAAAAGGAACACCGACTACCGGACCATCTGTTCAAATAGATAGAACTGTTACTTATAATTATGTTGAGAATACTTGGTCAACAATGTCATTAGCAAGAACAACATATGCAGATTCCGTGACTTATGCAAACCCTTATGCAACAGAATTTGATTCGACAACTGTACCTCAGTTTCCTACAATACAAGGAGCAACAAATAAGTTTGGATCAACTACTTATTTTGAACATGAAAGAGGTGTTAATAAAATTAATCTTAATGGAACAGAAGAAGCTATAAGTTGTTTTGTACAATCAGGAGACTTTGATTTACCTGTAGAGGGTGATGGTCAATTTCTACTTAATATAAGAAGATTTTTACCTGACTTTAAAAATTTAACAGGTAATGTATCAATTACACTTGGCACAAAAGACTTTCCAATTGCAGGAAATACTACTACAATATCCTTTGTGGTAAATTCTGCAACATCAAAAATAGATACGAGAGTGAGAGGTAGACTTGCAAATATAAAAATAGAAAACTCTGCATTAAATGATAATTGGAGATTTGGAACTTTTAGAGCAGATGTATCACAAGACGGAATGAGATAATGAACGAGGAATTGTTATTTCAAGAATATAGCACTAATAGGGCTTTACAAGCAACCTATCCAGATTTTACAACTTATAGAGATTTTGTAATGAGTCAAATGCCTGCTTCATCTAATCAGAGTAGTGGTTTACCAAAAACGTTAGATAATATTACATCTAGCATAGGAACCGCTAAAGATTTGGGTAGATCTTTAATTACAAGTAAATTATCATCTAAAATAGGTCTTTTAAATCCCATTGGTATTGGAGGTTTAGTATTGTCTGGTCTTACTGGTATAAATGATAAATTAAGACAAACCGATTTTGCAAGATCTAAAACTTTAGCAGATTATTTTGATGCAAAGAGTTACGGTGGTGTTGATGCAAGAAACGCAGCAGCAGTAGCGAACATGGCACAAGCTAGAGGTATACAAAAACAAATGGCACAAAGACCATCTTCGAATGTAAGTGCACAAGACGCAGCAAGAGGTAATATCGGAGCTGGATCAGCACCAGCATCATCACAATCATATTCAGCACCACAACAAACTTCAGGTTCAGGAGGTCTTCACGATTACTAATGGCTAAAATTACTGTATACATACCAGAACCTAAACAACAATATGAAGAAGAAAACCAGAGACAGATTGTGCAATCTCTTGATACAGTTAAAACACAATTGAATACTTCTTTTCAGACAGACTTGAAAAATGAACAAGATACCTTTAATTATTTTATGTCATGACAATACAATATAAAAACGAAACTTATTTATTAAGCACAAACACATCAACAACTGTGTTGACTATATCTACTTCTGCAGTTGGTATTGTAAAAAACGTACAAGCAGTTCATAAGTCAGCATCAAATGCTGATGTAGATCTTTTAGTTTTAAAAAATGGAGGCACAGCAAGAGTGGTTGCTCATGCACAACTAAATAAAAGTTTTGTGAATCTAGCATCTAATACTATTAACCTTGAGGCAGGTGATACTTTGCTTATGGAAAGTGATACATCGAATGCAATTACAGGTGTTATTAGTTATGCACTAATAGATAGATCGCAGGAAAATGGCTAGGCAAAAATTTATTCACTATGTACCAAGACCAAAGCCTAAGAAGCGGCCTGGTCGTCACAAGAAAAGCCTTTCAAAGTCAGAAAAAAGAAGTTATAAACCTTACAACAA